TTACTACTAGAAGATAGCTTTTCATCTTTTTTTAACTTTACTTTCATACCGTATTCCTTATTACTTTATGATATGTTTCCTAAGTATTTACCTCTCCATTCCCATCTCATAACATTTAAACCCTCAATAACTTCTTCATCCTCTTCCTTCTCGTTAATACGACAGTTTAATAGTCTACCATCAAAGTAAACATTATGCTCATTTTGAAAGAACAGAGCTTCTATATGTGATACTTGACGAAATATGTGTTCCCAAGTATCTTTTTTGACTGTTTTTTCTTTGAAAGTATATGATACATCTAGTATATATTCTCTCATTTCTGCTGTAGACATGCGTTCAATCAAATCCGTGCCTACAGGATTAAGTCTTATAGACTGGTTTCCCATGTCTTTAAAATCGCCTGTATATATAGGGATACTACCAGCAAATTCCGTATTTAGGAAAGAGCGAATAGTATCTAATATTTTATCATCCCATATATTAACAAATGTTATCATCTACGAGTCATCCTTATTGAGTAAGGCATACCTGTATCATCGACAGACTCATTCTTACCAAAAAACTCTATTTCCCATTTGTCATTTAAAGTAGCTGTATCCCCTGTATCTCCTGCAAATCTAATAGATACATTACCTACAAGTTCTTGATACTGACCATTAATAGTATCTTCATAGTCAGCAGTTGCTCCGTTATTCATTCTTTCAGAGCCTAAATTATTTGTGTCTCTTTTCCATACAGAATACTTAGCTGTACCTAAAGCACCACCTGTAGTAATCTTTACACCTACTACATCGTATATTCCTGTATAATGACCTCTCGTGTCTACTAGATTTACATTACCACTTACAGCAACTTGCCTAATAACTCCTTTACTAGAATCTCCAGATACCTGCCATGATAACTTAGTTGAGCCTTCATTTAATGATTGTATGTTTCTATCTGCCTCTTCAAATAAAGCATTTGCTATTTCAGAAGTAGGATCGTTAGCTCTAATTAAAAAAGAACAAGCCAATAATGCTGTTGTTCTTACAATCATATAATCATAGTTACCATCTTTATCTTTAAATTGTTTTCGGGGCAATCTGCCATCTAACCTAGAATCAAGGTATTTTTCAGCATTGGAGATATATCGTGTTCTTAACACATCCCAATCATCACCGCTTTCCATAAGCATGTCATTGGGATTTGTAGCATCATTATAGTAGTACACTGCATCATTTGAACTATCGTAGTACCACTTATTATTAGCATTTACATTAGATGCACTAGATTCATTTGCCCCTAAATTTTTTCCATTAGCAAATAACTGAGTTACTAACCCTACATCATTAGCTATATATCTACTACCAGCATCTACAGTAAAACCATATAATGCTGTTTTAGTATCAAACTCATCGATTGATGGGAATATGTCTTTTAAATCTCTATTTGTACAATATGCCATAGTGTTCCTATATTACTATCTTATCTATTTTAATACAATAAAAAAGTTAAGCCCTTAACCTTTTAATTCCATATGCACAAGATCATCGAAGTTATTATCTTTGGTTTGCCCATCACTATCCCAATCACATCCAACTCTAATTGGTATTTTCATAACATGAGCAATGCCTCTAATCATACCACACATATAATGAAATGTATCTCTATCTTCCCAATCAATAGGATAGGGAGCAAGGTCTACTGCCTTACCGTCAATATGCTTTGAATATTTCGTCTTACTAGCACCTTTAGCAACTAACTCATCCTGTCTTTCTTGCGACCTTACCCCCTCGATAATAGTAACATCCATTATCTTGATAAGCTCATTTAAGATAAATATTAACTCTGGCTTTACACCCTTGAGTCTTTCTCTTGATCTCTTACCAAATCTGTACATCACTTTTTCTTTTTCTTTTTCATAAACTTAGGCATTTTCTTTTTCTTTTTTGATGGTCTACCTCTTTTAGAACCATAACTTCCTTTTCCGTATGGCATTACGATCTCCTTACTCTTCTTGCTACTTTCTTGGTGTATTTAGCTCTTTGCTTACCCCTTTTAGTAGCTTGTCTTTTTTTACGATTTGTGTATGCTTTTTGACTTTTAGTCAAAGAGTCTCTTACTTTTTTAGGTAAATACCTACCTCTTTTAGCACGAGGCTTTTTAGAATCACCTTTTGTTACATATCCCCATTTTTGCTTAGTCCATTTAGATAGTGAGTTTTTAGATGATTTTCTACCACGATAACCACCACCAGCTTTTTTATATCTAGCTGTAGCAATTTGAGCTTTACGAGCAGACCACTGTCCTCTCCTACCGCCCTTATTACCTGCTTTTACCCTAGCAACAATGCGTTTCCATAATGCTGGTTTTGTTTTCTTAGCACTAGCCATTACCACTTAACCTTATTTGCCCAATAAGCTCCAGACATTTTGCCTCTAGCAATGTTTCTACGATGCCTAGCTTTAAATGACCTACGCTTTGCTTTCATTCTTGCAGACTCTCCTTTTTTAGGTTTACCTGCTGTTTTAGCACCTTTCTGTCCAAATCTAATTAACTTAACTTTATTACCTACTTTTGCAAGTACGACATGTGATTTAGTTTTATGACTCGGTGTTCTTTTGGGTTTATTATAACCACTAAGCCCATATCTAGCTAATCGGGGATCTCTTTTGCTTCTCCTTTTTTTAGGCATTATTTACCTCTAAATAAACCCTCTACTATATCTGCTACTAAATCAACGCACTTTTCAAAAAAGATTTGTTCTTTTTCTTCAGATACAAAAGGGATGTCAATTTTATCATTAATTTTACTAGCTAGTTCATCTTGAAACTCTTCAGACTGTACCCAAGCAACTGCTTTATCTTTGAATTGATCAGCTTGAGATTCAGCTACTGCTAACATTATTTTTTTAAAGTCCATAATATTTCCTTATTTAGTTTTTACCATTTAATCTACTTATAATGCCCTTGATTTCAGATACTTGATTATCTAGGTCATTAATTTCTTTTGTAATACCATCAAACTTTCTGTCTAGCTTATCATCTGATTTATTCCATCTGTTAATTAGTTTGATTACAATGTTTTCTATATTTTCTAAATTTTCACTTTGCCCTTTGTTTTCTATTTCTAACTCTTTTAATGCCTCAGCTTGTTCGTTTCCCCTTTTGTTCATTGAGTAAACCATGAACATAAACATAGCACCTACAGCACCTATCATACCAGCTTCTGAATATATTGCTAGAAAATCCATTATCTCTTTCTCCGCACTTCTCTGTTAATAAAGTAATTATGATTAAAGTCATCTTCAGTGAGGACTATTTTCGTCTCTTCTTTTTTCCCCAAGACAAAGGGTTTAAGTTTAGTTCTGTTTCGTACCATTCTAATTGTTCTTGCATTTTAGTTATTTTAACTTCTTCCTCCTCTATGTGTTTTTCTACAAGTTCTGCAATGCTGGAATTAGCAGACTCCATTCTTCGTTCAAGGTCTGCAATTCTATTTTCAATGCGTAGGTAGCCCATAACAACAAACCCAACTCCCACGACAATCTGCATAAGCCACTTAATGTTAAGACTAATACGAAAGTTATCATCAAGTTTTGTAACTCCATATGACCTGTATGTCTTTTCATCACTCACGGTTTATAATACTTATAAAAATCTTCTATGTTTTCTGAATCAACTACGACAAATATGGGAGATACAATGTTGTTTCCTGTACCACTACCACCAATAATTGCGTAGGCATATAACCCATCTTGATATGGGCTTTTAATTGTGTCATTATCAAATAAATGTAAAAAACTGGTATCGCTAAAAACTGGTACAAATTCTGCATCTAATAGCTCCTCTACTTCTATTCTTCTATTATTATTGTAATCAACTAATGTGCCTATATTTGTAGTCCTATGTGGTTGTGATGGGAACTTACCCATGCCATTTGTTTCTACTTGTTGATTATACCACATTTGAGATGCTTTAACAATCTTTTCAAGATTAGCTTTAGTTTGTTTAGCTTTAGCACCTTCACCAATCCTACTAAAAGCAGGAGCGGAAGTAGTTGCAAGAGTAGCCATGATAGCCATAGTAACTGCGAACTCAGCAAGGCTGTTACCCTTATTACTCACCAGACCATTCATCCTTTTGCATTTCAGCTATAGCCTCACTATGAGATAAAGCAGTAATACCACTTGTACCTTTTACTGCATCTAATGTGCCATCTGCTATAGGTAATTCATATTTAACTAATACTTTGTTACCATCGTTATTCCATCTTGGACTACCAAGTTTGCCTAACTTAAATGCTGACTCTTTCCAAGTTGGATTTTGCAATGTAGTAGTATCTATTTCTTGATCTGTGTATTTATACTCTTCTTCAACTTGTGGTACAGATATAGGCTCTGCATTGAGTTTTTCTAATAACTCAGTTTTAGTATCACTTGATGAATAATCTACGCCACTATCATCCATATA